CTTTTGATGCGAACCTCGCGGAGTTCATGGACGACTCTGCCCTGCAGAGTATTGCGTCGGACCTTATTGATCTTGTTGACGCTGATATTAACAGCCGCAAAGATTGGGTGGATTCTTTTGTCAAAGGCTTGGAAGTCCTTGGGATGAAGTATGAGGAGCGCACCGAGCCTTGGTCTGGTGCGTGCGGTGTCTATTCCACCCTGCTGACTGAAGCTGCTGTGCGGTTCCAAGCAGAAATGATCACGGAGACTTTCCCCGCTGCTGGTCCGGTGAAGACCCAGATCATGGGTGCCGTGGATAAGATGAAGGAAGAGGCTGCAGAGCGTGTCAAGGATGACATGAACTACAAGCTGACCGACGAGATGATTGAGTACCGCCCAGAGCATGAGCGGATGCTGTACTCGTTGGGCCTGACTGGTGCTGCGTTCAAGAAGGTCTATTACGACCCGGCGATGGGTCGGCAGGTTGCGATCTTCCTACCTGCTGAAGATATTGTTATGCCTTACGGGGCGTCTAATATCTATAACGCCGAGCGCGTCACCCACGTGATGCGGAAGACGCCGAACGAGGTCAAGAAGCTGCAGGTTGCGGGCTTCTACCGGGACATCGACCTTGGCGACCCGGTGCATATCTTTACTGACGTTGAGAAGAAAAAGGCCGAAGAGCAAGGCTATTCGCTCACCGATGACGACCGTTTCCAGTTCCTTGAGGTTCACGTTGACTATGACTTGCCGGGATTTGAAGACAAGGACGGCATCGCCCTTCCTTATGTGGTCACCATTGAGCGTGGAACCCAAAACGTGCTGGCTATTAGGCGGAACTGGGAAGAGGACGACAAGCGAAAGCAAAAGCGCCAGCACTTCGTTCAGTACACCTACATCCCCGGCTTCGGAGCTTATGGTCTTGGTCTGATCCACCTGATCGGTGGTTATGCCCGTGCGGGCACCAGCCTGATTCGCCAGCTTGTTGATGCAGGCAGTCTTTCCAATCTGCCGGGTGGGTTGAAGTCTCGCGGTCTGCGGATCAAGGGCGACGACACCCCCATCGCTCCGGGTGAGTTCAGGGATGTGGATGTCCCCTCCGGGACAGTGCGCGACAACATCATGCCGCTCCCGTACAAGGAGCCGAGTCAGACGCTGCTTGCCCTGCTGAACCAGATCACTGAGGAAGGCCGCAGGCTAGGTGCGATCTCTGACATGAAGATCAGCGACATGAGCGGTCAAGCTCCTGTTGGCACCACGCTGGCCCTGCTTGAGCGGACCCTGAAGACGATGAGCGCTGTGCAGGCTCGGGTCCATGCCAGTCTGCGGATGGAGTTCAAGCTCCTCAAGGCGATCATTCGTGACTTCGCGCCGACTACGTATTCTTACGACCCAGAGAAGGCAGATCGTGGGGCCAAGCAGTCTGACTACGACTTGGTGGAGGTCATCCCGGTCAGTGATCCCAACGCTGCCACTATGGCGCAGCGGATCATGCAGTACCAAGCGGCTATCCAGCTAGCTCAGGGCGCTCCGCAGATTTATGACTTGCCCAAGCTGCACCGGCAGATGCTTGAGGTTCTTGGCATCAGGAACGCCGACGAGCTTGTTCCGGGTACGGATGAGCAGAAACCGCGTGACCCAATCTCAGAGAACATGAGCTTCCTGACGGGTAAGCCGACTCAAGCGTTTATCTACCAAGACCACGATGCCCACATTGCTACCCACATGGCGATGCTGCAAGACCCGATGGTGATGCAGACGATTGGTCAGAACCCGATGGCGCAGCAGATGCAGGGGGCGATCATGTCCCACGTTGCCCAGCACATTGCGTTTGGCTACCGCGTCAAGGTGGAGGAGCAGCTTGGTGTTCCGCTTCCCCCGCCTGATGCGCCGATCCCCGAAGATATGGAGATCAAGCTCTCCCGTCTGGTCGCCCAAGCTGCACAACAGCTTATGCGGACTAACCAGCAGCAAGCGCAGCAAGCGCAAGCCCAACAACAAGCGCAAGACCCAGCGCTTCAGTTGCAGCAGCAAGAGCTTCAGCTTCGCGCTCAAGAGCTTCAGCGCAAGGAGCAGGATAGCCAGCGGGACTTCCAGATTGCCCAGCAGAAACTTCAGCTTGAGCAGCAGCGCCTACAGGTTGACGCGCAGAAAGAAGCCGCTCGACTGCAAACTCAAATGCAGCAAGGCGATAAGAAGATGCGCGTGGACTTGGCGAAGCACATGAATAAGCAAGGCCGATGATGGAAAAGTATTTCAACCTAATCCTCAAGGATATTGAGGAACGCCGTCTGTATATTGCCAAGGCTATGTACGAGGGGGCTGCGAAAGATTATGCAGAGTATCGTGGTATGTGCGGCGAGATTCGAGGTCTATCGCTTGCATTTGAGACAGTAAATGACCTCTTGCGTAAACTTGAAAGAGATGAAGATGAGTGAAATCCTGATCGCGGCTGCGGAAAACGCCGTGCCTACCACCCTCCCCGCGACTGCGGAGGAGAAAGCCAAGCAACTGCCAGAACCGGCTACCTATCACCTTCTCTGTGCGCTCCCAGAGGTTGAAGATACGTATGACAGCGGTCTGGTGAAAGCTGGGCAGACCATGCACTTTGAGGAGCTTCTGTCCCCTGTGCTGTGGGTGATGAAGATGGGTCCAGATTCCTACGGCGACAAAGCCCGGTTTCCTAGTGGTCCGTCTTGTAAGGTAGGCGACTTTGTCCTTGTGCGTCCCAATACTGGCACCCGCCTGAAGATTCATGGCCGGGAATTCCGCATCATCAATGATGATTCCGTGGAAGCCGTTGTTGAAGACCCGCGTGGCATTGGCCGCGTTTAAGGAGTAACTCATGGCAGACATCGAAAAAACCGAGTTCAAGTTTCCCGACGAGAACAACGAAGTCGAACCCGGCGCAGTTAATGCGTCGGATGAGGTCGAGATTGAGGTAGTTGACGATACTCCTGATGCCGACAAGGGTCGCAAGCCCATGAAGGAGGCTCCGGCTGAAGTTACTGATGACGAGCTTGAGCAGTATTCCGAAGGCGTCAAGAAGCGCATCCAGCACTTCAGCAAGGGGTATCACGAAGAGCGCAGGGCCAAAGAGACGGCGTTGCGTGAGCGTGAAGAGGCTATTAAGCTGGCGCAGAGTGTTATTGCGGAGAACAAGAAACTCCAAGGTAGCCTCGGCGAAGGCCAAGCCGCACTGCTTGAGCAGGCCAAAAAAGTAGTCAGCAATGAGGTTGACGAGGCTAAACGGCAATATAAGACAGCATATGAGGCTGGTGATGCCGATGCCATTGTTGCCGCACAAGAAGCGCTTACTACGGCTAAGATCAGGTCAGACCGCGTAAATAATTTCAAACCCCCTGTACAAGAACAGGAAAATGAAGTACAACCCGCATATCAGCCGGTAACTGCTTCTGCGGAACCCCGAGTCGATAACAAAGCCAAAGCGTGGCAAGAAGCCAATTCTTGGTTTGGTAACGACGAGGAAATGACTGCGGTGGCACTGACGGTTCACAAAAAACTTGTGGATAACGGAGTTGACCCGACCAGTGACGAGTACTACGAGAAGATCAATTCCCGTGTACATCAGCTTTTTCCTGATGCGTTCCCTCAAGAAAAGCCGAAGAAGCCCCAAGTCGTGGCATCCGCAACTCGCAGCACAGCGCCCCGTAAGATCGTGCTGACGCAGACCCAAGTATCTATCGCCAAGCGGCTTGGAGTTCCTCTGGAACTCTATGCTAAGCAGGTTGCTGAACAAATGAGGAAATGAAAATGGCTGAGAACCGAGTTAACCGTGACCTTGACACCCGTGTTAAGACTGAGCGCCAGAAAAACTGGATGCCTCCGCAGCTTTTGCCTGACCCCAACCCCGAGGAGGGTTATTCCTTCCGGTGGATTCGCGTCAGCACGCTGGGTAACGACGACCCCATGAACATTTCCTCCAAGCTCCGCGAAGGATGGGAGCCGGTCAAGGCTTCCGAGCATCCCGAAATCCAATTGATGGGCAGCGGCAAGAATCGCTACCCAGATAGCATTGAGATTGGTGGACTGATCCTGTGCAAGATGCCGAAAGAATTTACCAGCCAGCGCGATGCCTTTTACCGGCAACAAGCTGAAGGGCAGATGCAATCGGTGGACAACAACTTCATGCGCGAGAGCGATCCCCGTATGCCTATGTTCCGAGACAGGCAGACCAAGGTTACGTTCGGACGCGGTTCCTAAATCCCAAAAGGAGTAATCATGGCTATCACTAGCTCTCCCTATGGCCTCAAGCCGGTCAATTTGATCGGTGGTCAGGTCTTCGCGGGCGCGTTCCGCGAGTACAAGCTCTCCACGAACAACACGACCGCGATGTTTGCGGGCGACGTTATTCAACTCTCCGCTGCCGGTAACCCGCAGCCTCTGACCGCTACCCCGGTCGGTGGCACCCAAACGGGTATCGTTGGCGTGTGCGTTGGTGTTCGTTACGTCACCCCTGGCCTGAACCAGCCGCAGTACGCTCAGTATTGCCCCGCTGGCGCTATCACTGCTGGTTACACCGATGTGTACATCCGCGTGACTGAAGACCCGGATGCCCTGTTCACTGTCCAAGGTTCTGCTGCCTTCGGTACGCTGACCAACGGTGCTGCTGGCGCTGTCGGTAAGAACGCCGCTCTTGGCAACTTCGGTGGTAACACGCTGACTGGCAACTCGACGATTAACCTCGTTGTTGGTGTCAACGGTGGCTCGCTGGTTAACACCGGCACCGTCGCTATGCGGATCGTCGATTACGTTGAAGACACTGCTCTTGACGCGTTCCCCGACATCATCGTCAAGTTCAACTTTGGCGTGCATTCGTACTACCTCGCCAGTGGCAACACCGGAACCTAAGGAGTAAATCATGGCTATTTCACGTTCACAACTGCTGAAAGAACTCCTCCCGGGGCTTAACGCTCTGTTCGGTATGGAGTACAAGCGCTACGGCGAAGAGCACAAGGAAATCTACGACACGGAGACTTCTGAGCGTTCGTTTGAAGAAGAAACCAAGCTCGCCGGTTTCGCTGCCGCTCCGGTCAAGAACGAAGGTGCTGCCATCTCGTATGACAACGCCCAAGAAGCTTGGACCGCTCGCTACAGCCACGAAACCATCGCTATGGGTTTCTCCATCACTGAAGAGGCGATGGAAGACAATCTGTACGACAGTCTCTCGGCTCGCTACACGAAGGCCCTGGCTCGCGCTATGGCTTACACGAAGCAAGTCAAGGCTGCTGCGATCCTGAACACCGGCTTCACTGGAACGGGCAACCCGACCTATGGCGACGGCAAGGTTCTCTTCGCTACCGACCACCCGCTGGTTAGCGGCGGCACCAACAGCAACCGTCCCACGACTGGCGCTGACCTGAACGAAACCTCCCTTGAAGCGGCTGTTATCCAGATCGCTGCTTGGACGGACGAGCGTGGTCTGCTGATTGCTGCCAAGCCCCGCAAGCTGATTGTTCCCCCGGCTCTCCAGTTCGTCGCAACCCGACTGCTGGAAACGTCGCTGCGTGTCGGCACGACCGATAACGACATCAACGCGCTGAAGAACAACGGTTCCATCCCGGAAGGTTATACCGTTAACCACTGGCTGACGGACACCAACGCTTGGTTCCTCACCACCGATGTGCCTAACGGCCTGAAGCACTTTGTGCGGACCCCGATGAGCACCTCGATGGACGGTGACTTCGACACCGGCAACACCCGCTACAAGGCCCGCGAGCGTTATAGCTTCGGCGTCTCGGACCCGCTGGGTGCCTTCGGTTCGCCCGGTTCGTCCTGATATATCGGGACTTACTAGAAAGGGAGCTTCGGCTCCCTTTTTTATTGCTTGCGTATATAAACCGCGCATGGTATAAAGACGAAACCAAGAACACTTAGCCCGCCAACTGACTTGGCAGACCTCCCCTCAAGGATGGCGGGCTCAAACTGAGGATATATCATGGGATTCGCTACTCATCTCGGCCCCTGGCTGCTTGGCACTGTTAAGGACACCACCGGCACCACCGCTGGCACCGTTCGCAATACTGGCGCAACCATCGTTGCCCAAACCGACAACCTGACCGCCGCCCAAGTGGCTGGCCTGACTGGCTCGCTGGGTTTTATCCCCGCTGGTGCCATGATCACCTCGGTCCAGTTCCTGACCACCACGCTGTTTGCTTCGGCCACCACGCTCAAGCTCACGATTGCTGGCGTTGATGTGAACACTGCCTCCACCATCACTACGGCTAACACGATTGTTGTTACCAACAGCGCCACGTTTACCCCGATTGCTGCCAATGTTGGCGCGACCGATGCTGAGATTACCTTTACTGCTACCGGTACTTCGCTGACTGGTGCTGTGACTGTGATCGTTGCGTATGTGGTCCGCAACTCTGACGGCGCGATGGCTCCTACGTCTGCTTAATTAGTCTCGGGGGCTTCGGCCCCCTTCTTTTAGGAGTGCCAAATGGCAAAGACTAATTATTCACCCACGTTCCCGATGTACCCGGGGGATGCGGCTGCGGTCACGCCCAGCGACTCTGTAAACTTTGCCACCCCCTCGGTGGTTTGGGTTGGTACGACTGGTAACGTCAAGGTTACTACGTCGCAGGGCACGGACATTGTGTTTACTGCTGTACCGGGCGGGGCTGTGCTTCCATTGCAGGTTCTTCGCGTCTGGGCTAACGGCACGACCGCAACCAATCTTGTCAGGATTTTCTAATGTCCTACGGGCTTGCTTTTGCTCTTCCTGCTCTCATCACGCAAGGTGGGGGCGGAACCAACCCTTTTGGTCAGCTTGGCCCTACGCTTGATTTGTCATTCGCAGGGCCGGTTACGAGCACAACAGACCCGTACGGCTATACGCTCAACACGAACTTCCTGACCTCGCAGTACCAAGTAGCTACGCAGTATGCTATCTGGGAAACGGGCAATGGGCTCGTCAGCAAGAACTTCTCTGACATCGTAACCTTTACCCGCGCCAGCACAGCGACGTACTTTGACAGTACGGGCACGCTTACTACTGCGGCAATCGATGCACCTCGATTTGACTACAACCCCACGACGCTAGAAGCACGCGGGTTGCTCATGGAGGAGCAGCGCACGAATTCCATCCGCAACAACACGATGGTGGGTGCGGCTGCAGGGACGCCGGGGACGTTGCCGACGAATTGGGTAACTATTGGCAGTGGGCTTGGAACGCTGACGCAACAAATTGTTGGTACAGGCACAAGTGCGGGTATCACCTACATTGACGTAAAGATTAGTGGCACTACAAGCACTACGTCTTTTGGTATTCAGTTTGAGTCGTTTACCCAAATTGCAGCTTTGTCTGGTCAAACTTGGACAGGCTCGTTTTGGGTTTCAAGAGTAGCTGGCGCAAATACCAACATTAGCTCAGTGAACATTCGTGTGAATGAACGAGATGTTGCAGGCGTGTCTTTAGGGAATACGAGTGTAGATTTTTTATCTACGCTTTCAACAACGCTTACTCGAAACGCGGTAACGCGCACAATGGCAAGCGCGTCTACAGCATTCGTTACGTCGGACGTTTTATTTATTTTCGCCTCCGGTGTTGCCATCGACATCACCCTCCGCATCGGCCTGCCCCAGCTTGAGCAAGTCCAAGGCGGAATTATTGTCACCTCCGCTACTATTGTCTCTGGCGGATCGGGGTATTCGTTAAAAGATAACCTAGTTGTTATTGGTGGGACAGGTGCAGCGGCGTCTATCATTGTGACGGGCATCTCGGCAGGGGGCGTTATCACCAGCATTGCAACTGGTTCAACGGGCAACTATACGGTTGTGCCTACCAACCCGGTCAGCGTTACCGGGGGTACAGGGACACTTGCTACATTTGACCTTACCTCTACGTTTCGGGCAGAAACCGCGTCTAGCGTTATACCAACCAGTACGGCTGCTGTTACTCGGGCGCAAGACTCCGCGCAAATAGCTAATATTTCCGCTTGGTATAACACTAACCAGTCAACGCTTTACGCAGATTTTCAAGGCGCGGCTACATACAGTAGCACTGCTGGCGCTGTGTTTTCGGTGGCTAATGCATCGAACACCAACAACCTGCGGGTTATTGTGCACCCATCTTTAGTAAGCGCAGCAACACAAAACTCTTTACTGGGCACTATAAACCCTGGAAAGATAAACGCAAACTTGGCGTATTCTGGGGCCGTTACAAAAACTGCTGCGTCGTTCGCACAAAATAGTAGAGCAATATCTGCAAATGGCACTACGGCTGCTACGTCTGCGATAGCGGATTTCCCTATCCCGGCAGAAACCGCCTTTATTGGGTGCGGCCCCTCTGCTATTGATCCACTCAACGGTTGGATTAAGCGCG